CGTTGACGACTCAAGCAATGTTTGCTCACGATGCGTACGAGCCGTTTGTTTTGTGTCGTTTGAAAACCAACGACTGAGCGCATTAACGGCCATCATAGGCATTTGAAGTGCGGGCATGGCATGAGTCAATTGACTCAATACATTGGTTTGACTGACCACATCACCCGCGTCATTGACTTTGTTGTTGATTTCTGTTTTATCTACAAACAAATTACCGACGGTCCGCCCAATGTAGCCGCCAAGCTCCCCGCCCGCCAAAGACCCCGCTAAGCCCCCAATACCAGCACCAACAATGGTGCCTATGCCGGGAAATATGGCGGTGCCAATCATGGCGCCCAATGATGCACCACCCAGACCACCGCCGGTGCTGCCCGCCATTGCTCCCGCGGACTGTCCAATTTGCGAAGCATCGCCCGTGCCAATTGACAACGCTAAATCAACAGCCCCCGCCGCTAATGCCACGGGCGCCGCTACTTTAGCCGCTACCCCCGCCAGCGACCCCACACCACCTAACGCCGGGGCACTAGGCATACCAATATCAGGCAACGCCGCACGTCCTCGACTGAGCAACGACGGCTTTTTACCGGGGTGGCTGGTATCAGAAGTAACCAGCGACGGTTTATTGTCAATAGGACGACCACGGCCACGACCACGGCCACGACCACGACCACGGCCACGACCCCGGCCACGGCCACTGTTTGACGCTGCATTCGCACCGAGATCTAATTGCTGTATAGCACGTGTTAATTGTTTAATTGATGCCGTGGCGGCTTTAGCTGACGGTGTAACGTCATTTAGCGCGGTTGACGATTTTCGAGGCGGGTTATCATTTTCGTTTCTATTTCCTCTAAATCGTTCTAACCATGATGTTTTTCGGGTTGTTGTTTCGCCGGATCGCTTCGCTTGAGCCGTGCGGGTTTTAGGCTGTCTTGCCTCGCCCGATTGAGTCGTGCGGGCTTTAGTTTGTCTTGCCTCGCCCGATTGAGCCGTGCGGGTTTTAGGCTGTCTTGCCTCGCCCGATTGAGTCGACCGGGCCGCTTTAGCCTCTTTGGCCAATTGATAACGGTCGGACACACTGCCCACGGTGAGCTTAGCGACTTTATACGCCAACGCCGCCGCTTTTAAACCAACAAATACCCCGGCAAGACCCAAGGCGGCGGTGGTTAATTTAGGACTACTTTCGGCAAAGCTGGCAATGGCATCAATTGACGCCATGATCGGCGGGGCCAATGCATCAAGAACAGGTAACAAGCGATCACCCAAATTGATCATCATCGCGTCATATTTGGCCCCCATTTGTGATAATTTGTGCGAGCGAGTCCCCGCCTTGTTTTCATACTCCTTTTCAACACTGCCTTTGCGGTCGTCATTGTCATCAGCGACTTTTTTAAACGCACTGATCAAGCCGTTTTTTTCATCATCTAACGTCGTGACTAATTTAACCACTGCGCCCCTGATTTCTTCGCCAAATAGCTGACTAACCACCGCGCCCTGATCAGCTTTATCAACGTCTTGAATAGCCCGTAACACATCAATCACCGTGCCTTTGGCATCGGCCTGCATCGACATAGCGGTTTCTTGTGGGCTAAAGCCGAGACGGGCCAAGGCTTGCTTTTGTGCACCCGTGGCCGCATAGCCCGACGTCAACCGGCCCGAAATATTTTTAAGGGCCGTGGCGGCGGTTTCTTCGGTGGCGCCACCCGCAATAAGGGACGCTGATAAGGCGGCGGTTTGATTATAAGTAAACCCGGCGCCCATCGCCGTGCTGCCCTGACGTACGATGGTTTTAGCAATGACTGCCGCTTTGGCATTCATTTTGTTAGATAAGTGGTTTGTGGCGTCGGCTAAATCTTCGGTTTCAGCTTGATTTAAATTCATGGCCGCGCGCCATGTTGCCAACGTTTCGGCGGTCTCCCTTGCGGGTAATTCCCACGCTACCCCGCTTTTACTGGCATGTTCAGCAAACGCCAATAATTGATTTTTTTCGATGCCCGATTGCCCCGCTTGGGCAACGATTTGGGTTAAACCTTGCTGGGCATTTTCGCCACCGATGTCGCCCGCCAAAATCATCATTTTGCGGCGATAATCTTGCTTTTCTTCAACGTTTTTAAAATCAACCGTTTTAACAACATCCGCAAAACTTTTTTCATGGGCAATGGATTTACTGGCCATGGCAATTAACGGCACCGCGGTCGCGCCAGCTTGCATCAAATCGCCACTTAATTGACCTTTAATCGATGACCGTTCATTCATCCGTGATTTAATCGCCTTAACGCGATTTAGCGCCGCGGCTTGATGCTCTAATGATTTTGTGGCGGTATCCGTTTTACGTTTTAATCGCAATTGTTCCGCGCCGAGGGCATCAACATTCAACCCCGCGGACTTTAAATCTTTACGTAAACCCCCAAGGGTTTTAGATTGTTTATGTAAAGACTTGTTGAGTATATCGACGTCTTTTTTGGCACTTTTTAAGTTGATTTTTTGCTTTTTTAGCGCGGCATCACCCGCCAATTTAGCTTTGGTTAGTACCTTTTCTTTATCTTTGGCTTGTACGACTTCTTTTGATTTTTCCCCGTGCGCCGCCGCCATTTTTAACACAGTGACTTGGGCTTGCTTTAACGCTTTATTTTGTTGCTTAACGGTTTGAGCCGAGGCATTCACCGCACGATCATACGCCGTGACTTTATTTTCGGCTTGCGTGAGTTTTTTTCGTACGTCATCTAACTGGGCACTTTGACGACCAAAGTTTGCCGCCAAGGCCGTATTTTTTTTGAGTCGGCCCAGCGTCTTTTGGGTTTTTTCAATTTGTGCGCCAAATTCCCCAGCGGTTTTTTTGGCTTTGGCCATCGGTCGACTGAATTGATCTTGACCCACTAAAGTTAGTGACGTTTTCATTTAAGTTTTAAACCCAATCTGGCTACCGCTAGGGGATATCGGCGTAACGCATCATCAATGCGCCACGCCTCGACTTGCTCTACAGTATCACTGTACACAAGGGGGATGGTGTCAAGGATTAACTCGACGTCGCGCGGCGAAAGTAATCCGCCGCTTGAGTTAAAAAATCAACCAACCGCCCTTGCAAATGATTCCAATCCGGCATGGACATTTGAATTAAATCGCTTTTGTCTATGCCAGTGCAAACACTCGTGATATACAACGTTTTGTCATGGCTATCAGTTAATTTATTCATGGCCTCGGTTGATTTGACCGTCGGTGGCCGTATAGCATAATGCGTCACTTTACGGTCTAAAACATCATTAAACTGCACTAATAACATCGGCGCATCAACGTTAAAATCATCAACATTTAACAACATTTCCGCGCTAACCATGATCATGCCGTCGGCAATTAATTTGAGCTGGTTATAATCGGGCATACTCATATTGTTGACGGTTTTATCATCAAGGTTAAAAATGTGCTTGACCAACGTTTTAATCTCAACAACACCAGCCTCACCGGCCATTTTATGGTGTTGCTCGACGGTTAGCCAATTGGCGCTAACCGTTTTCGGCCCATCTTGCGGCGGATAAACGAAAGTCACCGTCATTTCATCCGATATCAGCGCTTTAAGCACTGATACCATCTCGTCGAACTGTTGCTCTGTCATCTCGTCCATTATTCACCCATACCGTTTAGATTTTTGAGTCCAGCAAGCAGATCGCCCTTGCCCAGATTTAAGCGCGGGACATCAACATCAATATCATAATTGACTTTGCTGTTCGTGGTTTTTTTGTATGCATCGGCATGATATTTCATGTCAAATTCGACTTTTTCACCGATTTCAACCGTTTCAGGGGTTTCTTCGACGACGATTGTCATCTCATGATGAACCAATTTGCGACCGTTTTGACCATCGATATAAACGTCTTTGACGTCAACGATAATAGGCTCTCCCGGGCTAAAACCGAGGGTATCGCTCACATCGTCAAAAGTGCCCGACAATTTAATACTCCCCTCACCCATGACATCAAGGCCCGAAAATTGTTTCGATTTAAGGATGCTGCCCCCTTGCGATTCAACAAAAGTTTTCTTGACCGTCGGCGGTGTGAATTCTTCCACGGGCTTCCAGAATTCAACCCCGTTAATAGTAACAACTCGTGATAGTAAAGTGCTGACTTTATTTTGCATTAAATAGCCCCTTCAATAAAACTCTCAACGATGTCTAAATCTTCGTTGAAGTGTACGACCAAGTGCTCGTTAGGCGAATACCCGGCGTAATTAATCACAATAAACCATTCGCCATTTTGATAAGTATCGACATTATTTAACGTCGGATGTAACGACACGTTAGCGCCGATCATTTCATCATTGCTGGCTGATTTATCCATCCATTTATTCAGTTTTTTGATGAATGATTCCATCAGGTTTAGCGTGAGGTTTTTACCCGATACGGTCTTGGCTTGCTCCCCAACAATGCGGGTTAACTGATTATCCAAAGACACTTTATTGATAAAGCGACCCGTGACACTGCGGTTGCCGATCAACGAATATCCCCCCGCATCAGCGCGAGCAAAAAATGACACGCCGTGTTTTAGCAATAATTGCCCCGGCCCATCTTTGCTAAAAAAGTTATACGCTATTGGTCTAGCTGTGCCCTTAATGGTTACACCACCAGTTGCGGCGGGGCTTTCAACGGCGGTCGCTCGCCCAAAGCAGGCCAACGCCAGCGGCACGGCTGACATCAACACCAAGCTTTTGGCCACTTGGCTATAGACACTGACAAACGAGTCAACGACATACGCCCGATCGTAGCCGGATTCCGCGTTAACGCTGTTACTAAAGTCGTGAGCATCAGAATTATTGGTATTCGGCCCATCAATCACGGCAATTGAATACGTTTTTTGGGCCATCAACGCGAGGGCATCCAGCACCGGCACATCACTAAAGCCCGGCGCAGCGATATGGGTAGCTTGCTCGGGCAAATCAGCCAACTGCTGAACACCGCTGAACATGCCCGTGGCCGGGTCAACTGAGCCAAGCACGTTATTAACCGTGTCTGTTGGGGTCGCCCCCTCATCGACTACCACCACATAAACCACCACGGTCACATGTTTGTAAATTTCAGCAATCGACCGCCACAACGTGCCAAGTTCGTTTTGATTGATGTCTAATTTAGCCAAAGCCGCCAACGAATCAACACGATACGGTGTGTTGAGTTGAATACTAGGATCACGCTCGGGCGCGGTGCCCACCATCGCGAATATAGTCGGTTTCAACGGGCCAATGGGTGCCGGGGCTGATTTAACTTCGATTGTGGCACCATTTTTCACAAATGCACTATTTAACGCCATTGGTTACATCCTCCGAATTAACGGTATTTTTTGCCGCTCGGCTTTTGACTGATTTGTATTGACTGGTGAGTATTAATTTACCGCTCGATACGAGCTGAGCGGCGGCGGCGGGTAATAATTCAACGGATTGACCCACGGCTAACAATCCGTGACCGGGGAGGTCAAACGGTTGCTGCGCGGTATAAGATAGTCTTTTTTGTTTCATAAAAACCTTCTGAAAATTGATAGAAAATAACGCTAATCGATTAGCGTTATTTTTTTGGGGGTAATGTGGCCAATATGGTGGTCACGACCGTGGCTGATTTTTCCAATTCGGCTAGCGGATCACCTTTAACTGAAAAAGGGAAAGCTGTTTCACCTGTTCCAACCCGGTTAACCATTTCACCAAGCAGGGGCAAATAAGGGTTGTTTTCAACCGCGGTTTTGAGGTCGGCGCCGCCTACGACATCGTTATAAAATGCGCCCAAGGCGCACAGCGCCATTGCCGCACCGTCTGAGGTCTGGCCGAGTAACGTTTGAACATCCCCCACCGTTTGCTTGATGCTTTGACGCGCGGCGTGTTTCTTGGTGTTATCGCTCATGGTGTCGTCGATATATTTAGTCATATTGTGAATCCCCAATATAAGGAAAAATACCCCAACCATCAACGAGCGAATGATGGCCTGCCAACGTCGCGGGTAAAGCTACAAGCGCAGCGCCTTCGATGCTGTCACGATTTGGATGGTTGTTGGTATAACCCATGGCAGAACGGCCATGCACAACCCCAGTTAATTGCCAAGTATCACTAATACCCTCAGCCCAAAAACCAGATAGCGAACCCGACTCAAGTTTCATCATCGCCCCCGAGGTTAAAACGATGCTGTTATTCACGGTTTGGTATAATGTGTGGGTTGGCTCCGCAGTGTCCCACGTCATCCGCCAGATATAAAAATCAGCAGACATTTTAACCACGTCGCTTATCCCCATGGCCGTCAACAACGCGCGCTCTTCTGAGGTACGGTCTGCCCACGCAGTATCTTTACCGACAAGCTGTAATTTTTGGTACGTCACCCCAGCACCTGACAGCCAAAAATCGGGGTTTTGTCCATCGGTGCCAGCAAGGGCTTGATTTTTAGTTAATCGGAAAAATGGTTGCTTGCTCAGTTGCAGATTGACATAATTGTCAATCTGCGTTTTTGCATCGGCCACTTCGGCCAAAATCCGCTCATGCTCGACGGTAATCGCGGCGGTTAACTCGTTGGCGGCACCAAGTACCGCGATAACATCTTCGCTCAAAATTAAGCTCCTGTTTGGTTTAACATTGATTCAAGTTTTGATAATCTAAACAACTGTTGCACTTGTCGAGTCATCGTGTTAATTGAGGCTGTAGCCAGTGCGGCCAATTGGTCATCAACCAATATATTGAGGTTGTTTACACCCGTGACGATGTTGATACTATTGGGAGGCAACATGTTAAAATCGAGTGTCAACGGTTGTACTAATTGACCACCGGCGGGTTTATACGTGATCGGTTTGTCAGCATTAGACATCACACCAATCAAAACCTCTTTATCATTATAGATGCCCATTTCATTGACAAAATATTCTTCATCGCCACTGACCACGGCGACAATACTAAACGCGGTGTCAGACACTTTTTTAAACTGATTAAACTGTACTCTGGCGCGCTCATTAACCAAATGCTGCTGCTCTGGGTTCGGCGTGTAATTTTGATCACCCACCCCCAAATATTTAATATTAAAATCAATGCCATTGTTATTGGCATCAAACGCCGCCTGTAGTCCGGCGTTAGTCATGATTAATTGATGATTCATCGTGTTAACTCGATATAATAGGCCCGCCAAAAATCAACGGGGGGGTTATGCTCAGGCGGCAATGTGGCGCCTCAAAGCGAATAGGTTGGGTGACCGTTGCAGAACTACACAACGGGGCCATTTGAATGGGTTGAGACATCGACACACCCACGGATAACGACGGCGTTAACGCAGTCAATGGCGGCAATTGACAGTCGATGGTTTTGGCATCCACACTGATCGCAGGACTCGCCACCACAGCAAATGTCACCGAATGTTCAACACCAAAAACCAAACTAAAATCAATCCGGTCTCTCAGGGGTTTAATTTCGTCCAATGTCAATAACAGTTTATTGACATTATGACCATCAATTGCCGCCTGATTTTTTGCCCACCCGATCACTTGGATGGTGTAAGGTTGCCCGACGGGGTTTTGTTGATGCCAAGGCGTGACAAGACAGTCAAAGTTTAAGGCGTTCAGCGCCCGTTTAAATGCCAGCGGTTTACCTGCTAACCGTTTCACGGCCCACGACTGATCAACAACCGACCGCTTCACCGGGGTTGAATCGTACTCATCCCACACTTGCACCATTTTTTCACGGGCCAGATAAGGCAATAAATGTGCGGGGACGGCCTCACCATTCAATAAATCAGGGTACGGACACTCAATGCTATACGTCGCACTGGCTAATGCTAATTCAAGGCCGCGCTCTAATGTAGTTCTGTTATCGGGTAATGTACTGTAGTCAATCAGCGTCTGGGGTAATGTCGCTTGATACAAGATAGGGCGCCTCATATTTATCACACAAAATGGATTCAGCCGGACTAATGAGGGTCACTTTTGTGACGCCATGCACCGCCAACGCCGCATAAACAAGGCTCCGTTCAACCTTACCACCGAGTTTGTGTTGCTCGCTGGCATAGGCCGCTAATGCATCCCGTGCCGCACTGAGTACCAGCCCGCGATCAGGCAAATGTTCAATTTCTAATTTGGCCACACATGACCATTGCGTGACGTTGGCCGCTTTGGCGGTGGGTTTATCACTGATCAGTCCAATGTCGTCCCGAGTGATATACTGTTGCACGCCCTCGACCAACTCAGCCGAGGGCGTACCATCTCCACCATGGGCGAGGATCACACAATCAATTAACGGGTTGACCGGATCAGCAAGCAGCGCTTGCGCATCTTTAATTTGTCCGCCCAATTCGCTGGGTTTAAACTCATATGTCACCACGACCTTACCCGCTTCCGGGCTATTAACAGAGACTTGAGGGTGACCGCCGAGTGTCATTGCATGATAACGATAACCCGCCGCTGTGCCCGTGCTAGATAGCGCATAGGCCGCTAAAAAATAACGGGTCAATACCTGTTCGTTACTCTCCATGGTCTTTGATACGGGGGGGGTCGCTAGCGGCTCACCGGGGTTAACGACTTGTCGAACAACGCCCAATTGACTAACAATGACGTCAATCATTTGGTCATCGGTCGCGTACATACCAAACATTTGCAGCGCTTTATGATTCTGCTGACGGTCATAATTTTGTAAAACGTAAACAAACGAATTGAGTAACTTAGTTAATATCTCCGCTTCGTTTTCGATGGTCTCTTGTACCGCTTCGGCGATATCCGGTTCGTTGAGCGTTAAATATTCAATGACACTCGCTTTAACGCTCAATAACATTTGTTCAAAATTATCGGTCTGTAATATGCTCGGTATCGGCAACGGACTTAAATGGGGTAAATTCATGATACAACCACGTCGATGTTTTTAGATTGATTTTGCCAAACGCCACTTAATTGGAGTAACACCCCGTCACGCGTTGCAGTGGCCACACACCGAATGACCACAAAATCTAACAACCCGTTCGCAGGCTCATAAAATGCGGCGATGGTCATATTTTGCAGTCGCGCCAATCGACTCGGGGTCATATTTTTAGCGGATAATGTGCGCCCAAGCGTACCAAATTCACCGCGTTTCACCCGCGTTTTTTTACCCGTGGTGAGCACTTGAATAATGCGGCTGATCAGTTGATCAAAATCCGTCACCATACGGCCAGTGTGCGCATCAATCCCTAACATCACTGTGAATCCTCAGTTGGTGAAGATTTGGCAGGACCACCCATTACACCACCATGGGTATGGCCGTTATAAATCACCCGGTCTGCCGCCATTGAGCGGGTTTTATCGCTCACATCATTTCCGGCGTTAATGTTATTACCAACCACCAGATCTTGTTCAACCTCTACGGTTTCGGTTTTAAACACGATTTTATTTGGCACGTTAAACGTTAATTGTCCATTGTCTGGGTCCCAAATAATTTGGCATTGCTGGCCAAAGTCGGTGATTATTTTCGTGGAATCCTTCGCAGGTAAAGGATGATCGTTTGATTCAAAACCCACTAAAGCAACCGTTTGCTTGCCCGTATCGCCCCCGCCAAAATTCAAAATTAGCGCGGTTTCACCCACGGTGGGCTGACGAAAATGTTTAACATCGCCCGCAGCCCCGGCATACCATTTAATTGGTGGGGTTACTAACTCGCCGTGCCGAATAACCACGCGGTTGGCCTCAACCGATTGCACTTTACCTAGGCGAATTTGTTGCTGTAAACGTCGGCGCAAATCTTCGACCTCATCGCTCAAAGACTGTACTCGGTGGGCTAAATCAGTCATAATTTATGGTATTCATTTACGTTATTTTCATCATCAGGATTAAACGCGACGTTGAGCGCACCCCGTGCGGTCTCTACGATATAAATAGAGTCTGTCAAGTAAAACAACTGATCAAAAGTAACTTCCCAACCGTCATAACCATCGCGCCCCGTTTGATACATCCCCTCATCAGCGTCAATATTTTGCGGGGGTTCGGCATCCGTCAACCCCCATAATTGACCATGCAGTATCGAGGTTATGCCAGCGGCCAAGTCAATGACCACCTCAGCCGCCTTTTCAACATTTCGGCACGCGAGGCAATGTATAGACATTTGTGCCCGCGATTGCTGTTGCCCCAAACCATTCACACCATCGGGTGTTAATTTGGTTATTTGTAAAAAAGCGTGAACATTTTTCACTTCATTTGATTCAAATTCGGCAAAATCACCCACGGCGATATTATCCGTTAGAGAATGTGTCAACGTATTAATGATGGCCTGTTTAATGTGGCTAGGTTCCATAATTACACCCCCAGTTTACGGTTTAATGCGGCTTCAAAAAACACACTGAATTGGCGCTCTGTGCGTTGCTCCCATCGCAGCAATTCCGCATGAGTCACGTTATCAATGCGCTGGCTGACGCGGGTTATCTGTTCTGGCAACATCCCTTTTCTAACCTGTTCAGGGGTTCGCTTGCGGCCCGTTCTGAGCCAAACCATTTTTTCAGTACCACTTTTTGTGGTGGCGGCAAATGCCCCTTGATATTGTTGACGACCAACACGGACCCCCGCCGCATTTTGCACGGGTTGACCAAAATGATGCACGGAAATAGGCGTTAAACCGATCCACAACTTTGCCCCACCATGTTTACGATATACTTTAAAACGGCGCTTAAGCGGGGCTTGTTTAACCCCCAATGTTTGCGCAATTTCGCGAGTGCTTTGCTTGGCTAGCCAACGGGTGGTTTGCGTTAACGCGGATTGTATGGCGCCATTAATCGAGACCCCAATAAAATCAATTTTCTGGGTCATTCTGTTGACCTGATCGCTTAAGTCTAAATCAAATTTCACGGATAAACCTCGCCTTGCCCGTACCAATTATTTTATTACCATCATACGGGGATAACACCAGCCACGTACTAGACAACGTTGGGTACTCTACACCGCTAACCTGTTTCATCCCCAAGGACGTTTGAACAGTGGCGTTTAAGACCAGATCACGCGCGATATACTCGCAAGTCACCGACAACGCACTATAATCAACAAACCCCGCCGCGCCTGCGGTGGTGCGCTCATGCTCACGTGGTTGATTTTCTAACGTAGCAAGGACTACTTTTTCATCGCCACCACTTAACACCAAGGTAAACTTTGAATCAAACGCTCGTCCAATGTCTGCAAGCCCCCGTTCCAAAGCATCCTCAACCGTTTGAAAAACCATCACAACCCCGTATAAATTAAATCGTTCGGATCAGGCAATACCTGATCCAAACCTCAACACAAATAGCGTCAATCAATGATGTTGACAAAATCATCGGCCAACTGTCTCGCCAACGCAACGGGCCACGTAGCACACTGGCCCACTTTTAACTTGTATACTGTGCCGCTATATGCCGTCCAAACTCGTTTAACCGCTTTGACCTTACAGGTTTTTTCGGCTTCGGGTGTTTGCTCAGCTTCGGGCAACGTATCAGCTTCGGGTGTTTGCTCAGCTTCGGGCAACGTATCAGCTTCGGGTGTTTGCTCAGCTTCGGGCAACGTATCAGCTTCGGGTG